AATCGGCAAGTGGACTCGTGACTTTGAGTTCAAGAGCATCGAAGCGTCGCAGGCCAAGGCCCTAAACGACTCGGGGAAAGCGCTTGTTGAGCGTAGTGATAACCCAAAAGGACTTTCACTTACTAAGGCCAGTTCCGACGAGTTGCCCGACCAAGCCACGAAAGCGGCGCTAGAGAACAAGCACCGGGCTTCCATCCTCGCCGGCCTCAACAAGTCCATTACGGGCGTTTCACAGGCCATCAAGCAGGCGCTAAGCCAGCCAGCCACCGACCCCAACCACATCAAGAGCATCGTCAATCTCGCCATGATGCAGAACGTCAAGGCTGACGGGACGAAACTGGGCGACGCTATCGCTGCGCTGCACAAAGAGGCTATCGAGGCTGGCATCAACTTCAACGCCGCCATCCTCGGCATCGAAGCCCAGCCCGGTCAGAACGTTGCCGACCTGCTCGCCAAGCGCAACATAACGCTCAAGGGCATCAACCAGACCACGATGGATCGCATTAACACCGCTATCCGAACTGGCATGGCCCAAGGCTCGACTGCCCGAGACATTGGCACGGCGGTCAACGCAATCATCAACGACCCAAGCCGGGCCGACATCATCGCCATTACCGAGACCAACCGGGCTTACAACGCCGGAGCCGTTGACACCTACCAGCAAGCAGGCATCCAGCAGTTCCAGTGGATCTCCTATGACGGCGCTTGCCCCGAATGTCTCGAACAGACTGGCATCCACAATCTCGGTGACGATTACCCACCAGAACACCCATCCTGCCGGTGCGCCATCGTGCCGGTAACTTCATCAGGAGAAACCCAATGACCCAAGAAATCACCTACGTTGGTTTAGGCGAGATGACCTACAAGGAAGCCCCTGACGGCTCCCTGTACGTCTACGGCGTGGCAACCGACCCGACGCTCGACCTCGACAAGCAACGCTGTGACCCAGAGTGGTTGAAGTCAGCGATGCCAGCGTGGTTCTCCACCGGAGCCAATGTGCGTGAACAGCACTCTGCTATCGCTGCTGGTGTTGGCATTGAGATGTCGCAAGAAGGCGACAAGTGGATGCTCAAGTCCGAGGTCGTCGACCCCGTGACCGCCACCAAGGTTCGCAAGGGTGTCCTCAAGGGCTACTCCATTGGCATCAAGAACGCTCGGGTGATGAAGTCAGATGACGCTCCCAACGGAACAATCGTGTCGGGGGACATCGTGGAAATCTCGCTTGTCGATCGACCGGCCAACCCGTCGGCCCGTATCGAGGTCGCCAAATCCGTGAACGGAGAACTTACCTTGTCAAACATCGAGAAGGACAGCGTGTCCACCGAGGACGTGGTGGAGAACGCCATCGAAACGCCCATCGTCGAAAACGAACCCTTTGACCAGTTCCTGCCCTGTGAGGCTTGCTCTGGCACCGGACAGATCCACACCGACGACAACGTTTGGCACGACTGCGACAAGTGCAACGGCACCGGCAAGGGCGAACCCGAGCCTGTCTACGACAGCGCATCGCACCCGGGCGCAGACGAACTTGAGACCGCCCTCGACGAGAAGGAAGTGGACGCTGACGTTGCCAAGCGTGAGTTCACTGACGCAGAGCGCAAGGAAGCCGCCGAGAGTGGCGCTGCGTTGCCTGACGGTTCCTACCCCATCAAGACGGTTGCCGACCTCAAGAACGCCATCCAGTCCTTCGGTCGGGCAAAAGACCCAGCCAAGGTCAAGGCTCACATCAAGGCCCGTGCTAAGGCGCTCGGCAAGGAAAGCCTCATCCCTGACAACTGGAAGGGCGCTGACGCTGACTTGGAGAAGGCCGGCGAAGGCATGGAACACGACCCGGCTGAACTCGCCGCCGTCCGTGCTGGCCTCATTGCTCTCATCAAGGCAGAACTCGACGAGATGCTGGCTGGTGAGGAAAACGAAATCTGCGACGTGAGCGAACTGCTTTGCACGTTGTCAATGTTCCTCGACTGGTGGACGAACGAAGCCAGCGAGAACGAAACCGAAGCACCCTTCACCGGCTGGGACAACTCAACCGACGACTCATCAGGAGATGACATGGCTTACATCGGACTCGGCGTTTCTGCCGACCTCATCAAGTCTGCGACAGCAACCGACGCTACGGACGAGATCCGTGCGGAACTTCGCAGCGAAATCGTAAAGGCCCTCGGCCTCGACGACACCACCACCAAGGCTGCACTCGGTGAAGCGAAAGAGGAGATTGAACTCCTAAAGGCTGAACTGTCTGCTGTTAAGGAGATGGCTGCACCCGGAGGCCCAGCCCTCCGTCAGACCCAGAACCAAGCCCTCAAGTCCTCACAGGTTGACCAGCTTCGCAGCGAGGCAGCCAAGTGGAGCCAGATGGCCCGGACTGTGACTGACCCTTCACTCAAGGCCGCCTACAGCGAGAAGGCGCTCAAGATTGAGCGTGACGCTGAAGCATTGGCTAAGAGCCTCTAACCCAACTATCCGTAAAGGAACCAAACATGGCGCTTTCAACAGCACCTTCAATTAACGAGCTTTTCGGCGGTCTGCCGGAGAGCCAGCGTCTCGACCGTTTCGAGGCGTACAAGTCGGCTCTGTCGGCTTGCCAGTCCAAGGCTATTGCAGCCGCCGCCCGTGGCGAACTGTCCTTCGAAAAGGGCGTTGGCGCTATCAAGTCCGGCCAAGCCGCTTTGATGGACACGCTTGAGAAGTCCGTCTCTGCCGAGCAGTTGGCTGCCGTGCAGTCGGCTCTTGCCACGACTGACATCAACAAGGAATGGACGAACTCCAACCCTCTGTCGGGTGCGCCCTACACGAGCGTTGGTCTTACGCCCTACGACCTGCAGCCTGCGCTGGAAATGCTCGTCCCCAAGACGTTCATCCTCCGCAACAGCATCAGCCGGGTTGGCGCAGTTGGTCAGGCGTTGGAATTCCGTCAGATCCTCGGTGTGAGCAACTCACGCACGGGTTCGGTCGCCAACCTCAACACCTTCTTCAACTCGAACGCCAACACCGCCTCGTTCAACGGCGTGTCGCTGAACCGTCCGAACCTCATCTCCTACACCGCTGACCGTGTGGTCAAGTCGTTCGTGGAGCAGGGTATCTCGGACAGCGTGAGCCTTCAGGCCCAGTACGCTGCACAGGGTTACACCGACCTTCGTCAGTTGAGCCACACCTCGGCTTTGTGGTCACACATGCTCGGTGAAGAAAACAACATGCTGAACGCTGTTTCGACGGCTCTGAACGTCTCGGGCGTTTCGGTTGTTGCGGCTACGGACAGTTCAGTCACCGGCTCGGGCTTGCCCTCGCTGACCTCGGCTGCGGTTCTCGTGACCTTCTCGTCGGCTGCTGGTGAGTCGCAGGCTGTTTCGGCTGGCACCGTCACCGGTTCGGCTGGCGCTGGTATCAAGTTGACGACCCTCACGGGCGTACCTGCTGGCACCATCGGCATCAACATCTACGTCACCGTCTCTTCCTCGTCCTACTACAAGGGTTCGACGGTTGCGACCAACGGCATCAGCCCCACGACGTTCGTTTCCATCGGAAGCACGTCGGCTGTTCTGCCCTCGACCTCGGCTGACAACGGCTCGGTCAACGGCTACGTCTTTGGTGGTACGCAGGTTGGTACGGCTGGTTACGACGGTTTCATCTCGTCGTTCTTGACCGACGGTCAGGCTTACACCGCCGCCATCAACTCGACCCTCTCCAACACGGAGCCGGGCAAGGAGTTTCAGGACGCTTTCGTGAGCCTGTTCAACTCCGTGCAGGCTGACCCCGACTGGATCTTGACGACTGCGGCTATTCGCCGTGAGTTGGCTAAGACCATCCAGCAGCAGGGTTCGCCCACTGGTTACCGCCTCAACTGGGAGACCGGCGCTGACGGCATCACCATCGGCTCGACCGTCACGTCCATCGCTAACGAAGCGACTGGCAAGATGGTTGACGTGATGGCTCACCGCTTCATGCCGGCTGGTGTTGCGATCGTTCACTCGACGCAGCTCCCCTTCCCGGACTCGGGCGTAAGCACCACCGTCACCGCCAACAACGTGGTTGACACCATGGTTATCGAATGGCCCACCATCGGCATGAGCTACGACCTGTCAACGTACACCTACGGTACGCTGGCGTTCCACGCTCCTGCTTGGTCGGGCGTTCTGACCGGCATCCTCTAAACACAGAGGACAACATCGCTCACCGTGCCTTTCCGGTGAGCCGCTAGAGGGTTGAGTCGGGCTGGGTGTTCCCCTTCGCCCAGCCTGACTCCCCTCCATTTCGACTAGGGGAATTATGACTTATTATTGTTACTGGCCTTCTACTTTCTTTTGGAGTGTTTCGTGCGCCTCGTAGGTTCTGACCGTGGACTGAAAGAGATCCAAGTCAACGAAGGCAAGCCAGTCAAGCGAGACAAGGACGGCACCTTCCACGTCGAGGGCGCTATGGCCCAGACGCTCGTCAAGTCCGGTGACTTCGCTGTCGCTGGCACGAACTTCCGCAACGCCAACGGCTATCGCTGTGGCGACTGCAACTTCGTCACCCTGTTCCGTGACAAGTGCAAGTGCGGCTCAACCAACCTGACCCCAGAGGAATAACATGACCATCGTTGCCCCTTGGGTATTAGAGGAAAACAACCACACGCCCTACTGCTCGGTTCAAGAGGTTCTGAACTCTCCGACAGCAGCGAGCGTTGACTTCACCAACCTCATCCCCGACGCATCCATGAACGCCCAGTACGCCGCCGTGGATGACCTCATCGTCAAGGCTTCGGCTATGGCAGACAACTACTGCCTCGACGCTTTGGGAACGCTTTGCGCCACGACCAACACGGAGAACGGACGCTACCGCCCGAACCGCATGGGTCAGTTTGTCGTCCAGCCCTACTACTGGCCCATCCTCGAACTGCAAGCCTTCTCCTGTGGCTACGGCCCCGGTCAGGGCATGACGGCTGTTACCCTGAATGAGAACAACGTCTCCATCGAGCGCCACCAGTTCATCGTCACCAGCCAGAACGGTCTTGGCCCCTCGGTGCAGTTCGGCAACCTCAACACCGGCCTCGGTGGGTGGAACGGAATGCAGGAGCAGTTCTGCCAGTGGACGTACGTCAACGGCTTTGCTAACACCTTCTCAACGGCTGCCATGAGCGCAGGCGATACCTCCATCGAGGTCACGAACGCCACGGGCATTTACCCCGGTTCGGCGCTGACCATCTGGGACGGTGCCAAG